CTTCAGCAACTGCATTATTGAACACTGTTTCAAACTCAGTTACTGCTTTAAGTGCGTCCTCAGCGTTGCCAGCCATTGCAAATGTCTCAGCCAATGCGCTAGGCAAGCCTTTGGCTACCAAATCTTTCTCAACAGCAACAACAAGCTTTTCATGCTCGAATGCAGCACGTTCCTTTTCAAAGCTCTTTTGCTGATCCTCGAACTCTTTTTTAGCTCTATCTTGAGCTGATAGATCGGCATAATCTTTTTCTTTCTGCAAAGCATCGGCTACTGCTTGAGCTGTACGCTCTTGTTCACCCTTATCTCTGTTATTCAAAGCAGTCTGTACCGCTTTGTTAATCATGCTATCTAATTCAGATTGAGAACCAGGCGCTTTGAAGTCGCTCGCAGGGGTTGGATTGTTTCCTTGCCCTTGGTCTTGGCGACTTTCTTGTTGTCCGTTAGTCTCGATAGTGTTATCTTGTTCCATAGTTTCCTCCTACCTAGTCTCGTACAGAGCACCCTTTCTAAGCCACGATAAGGCTAGCTACGCCATCTCTAGTCTTGTCTAGGGTGTTTACCCACGAGCCACGCTAGTATTGTTTATTTAGGGCTTAAATTAGCCCTATGCGCTGACGAGGAATCGAACCCCCAAGCCCCTTGTCTAGCACGGCTATCAGCGCATAAGAAAAAGCCGTATTGCTACGACTTTTTTTATTTATTTCACGGTAATTAAGTGAGTTTCACATTTCTCACTCTCCATTCTTTTCAAAACATAAAGCACCTGCAATACAGACGCTTTATTTATAATAAAAAGTTAGTACGCAAAATCTAATTTGGGTTTTATTTCCTGGAATAAATCTAGGACATCTTGCGGAGTATCTTCTTTGAAAATAAATTGCTTCTTGCCTGAAATAGTTTTATCGCCAATTATCCATTTTCGGATATTTTTTGAAAACACTAATACTTCTTTGCTAGGTCTTGACATCATTTCCATTTGAATACCTCCTTAATTTTATTAATCAGTAACGGATCAACATTGCCTTCCGAAGTCATAGCTTCCGCTATAACTTCATTATACTTTCTGCTAATACCGGAAATATCCGCATACTCACTAATTCTGGTTAAATAGTTGTAATCAACAGCCACTTGGGATTTGATAAACGAGATAATCGCCGAATCCAACTCAGCCTTGGCTTGTTCAACTCCATTATATCTCTTTTTGTTATGATTGTAAAATTCACGGGCACTATCCCAATGCCTCTTATGTGTTAGTTCGTGTACCAATACACCTTTTATATCCCTAGCCGCAAAGTAATTATCAAGCAATATATCAGCCACGGAATCTGCCGAGTGTAATGAATCGCTGATAAATAAAGTATCCTGCCTATAATCATAGCCCGCAAAACCAGCCAAACGAGATTCCTTCACAAAAACCATTTTAGGTTTAGGTAGATTTGGCAATTCATCCAGAGCTTTAGCGACATTCGTCATGGTATCTCGAATTTTCTTAGTTGAATCCTGAGCCCAAAAATCATAATCAACACCACTCACCTTTTTAGCCCTTACTCGAATATCATCGCCAACTACAAACTGCCGGCTTTTCGCCATTAAATCCATACTACCCATATTTTCATCATACACCCTGTCGCTGGTTTTTGCAACTTCTTCTACATACACCTCGGCCACTGCACAACGACAGTATGGGTGCATCGGTGGAGCGTTTAGCCCGCTCTCCATCTTATCAACCGGGACGGGTTCTCTCTCGGTATCACGGCCAACTTGTTTGCAATAATCGCAAGCTCTCGATTCTGGCATGAGTTTGAAATACTCGAAGCCATTCTCTTTCATGATATCTTGCTGCGCTAGTGTCTGAACTCTAGCATGTTCCGTGATTGCCAATCGTTCAGCGTCAGTGCGAGAGACATCCATGTATTTGCGGATTCTCTGAGCGATGGTTGTGCCGTTCTCCCCTCGAATAAGAGCCCTGGTCACTTCCGTTTTTACCAAATTGCGCAACTGTTCCTGTCTCTTCCAGATACGCTCCGACCATTTAGCGCCTTCGAAATTAGCGTTAACAGCCGTCGTCATGTACTTTTCAAGTGTTTTCTTGTTAGGCACCGTCTGATCAAGCAGGCTTCCTCTTACAATTTCGCTCTTATAGCCATTCGTCAGATAATCGTTAGTTAATTGACGTTCGCCTTCAGATAAAACCAATAGTTCAAGTTCTAACTCTTGAATAAGAAGTTCTTGACGACCAACAGACATAGAAAAATTGTAATCTCGAAGCTCCTTGTTTGCCTTTGGGCTAAAATCTTTGTCAGCTACATACTGTTTGGCTTTAGCTTCAAAAGCCTTGATATCAAAACTGTCTGCTCTTCGTTTCGCATCACTAGCGGTTAATCCGTTTTTGTCAGCGAAATTTTGGATATAAGCATCTAGTTCTTTTCGCAACTGTGAAAGTTGCAAATTATATAGCGCTTCAAGTTCTTTCTTAAACTCAGCTTCACCCTTTTTATTGCTTGCTTCTCTCTCTCTTTGAGCACGTTCTGACCAGTATGTCATTCATCAGACCTCACAGAATCGCTCGTATGCGCTCCTTCTTCTTCGTCGTCGGCATATTTACCCACTTGCCCGTTAAACTCGCTAGAATACCCCTTAAAATCGATTTTAGACACCTCTTTATCCACTCTGTCGAGTTCCTCGGCTGGGCTCTCGACCAAACCAGATAAACTTAGAGCAGTTTCTTGTGACACTTGACCACCAAGGCCTGTCAAAATAGATACTTGCTCGGATAATGATTTCGGCAAGTTTGGCGTGAATGTTATTCTCAAGAAGTTTTCATCAAACGCTTTGAATTCTTTGACCAACTCACCCACACGGCTAGCTAAACGATATCGACGCTTCAAACCCTTTGTAAATTGCGATTGAGTCTCAATACGGTCTTGGTCAAGCCCGAACAGTTTGTACTTCATTGCCTCGCCGGACGTGTTTCCTGAAAAGTTCTCATCAGCCATGTCGGGAGTGTTGGTGAAAGTGTGGATATCTTTATCCAGTCTGGTCTTGTACGCTTCGACACCAGACACATCGTAAGACTTAGTTAGATATTCAGCCTTAACCGTCCCTTCCTTACCGTCTGCAGCCTTCGGCGGAACCAATTGCATTAAGCGTTTAGCTTTCATGTCTTCAGGCTTCATGTTTGCAGGCAATCGCATGTCACCATAGATGGCAAGGATTGCGTCAGCCATGTCGGACATGTGGTTGGCCGTGTCAGATTCAGCTGAATCATATAAGTCGATTAAATAAAGTTCGGTTTCATAATCGCCAATGCCATCAGTGTTGTTCAAATACTCCGTAATCGGGACAGTCCCGAAAGCGTGAGCAGTGACGGACACCTCTTTTAGATCTTCCGAGTAGTCCAAAACGTGAATATTTGTTGAAGTGTATACTTCAACGGTTTGATGTGCGTCAGAGAACAAATCAGCACTGTAGTATCTAACTGCTACTAATGAATTGTCTTCAAGCGAATTGTCATAAATGATAAACGTATTAAGAGGACTTAACTGCTTAATTCGTGTCTGGTCGTCCTCACTTCGATAAATCAGCTCGTAAGCACGCCCGACTTGTGACAAACCCCGAATAAGGTTGCGGTTCAGCGTATCAATGTCATTGTTTCGTCCAATTTCCTTAATAGCTTCGTCGTTTTGCGAACCACTAACACTATCATCATACTCAACACGAATAGGATTACCAGCTAGATATCCCGTCTTAAATTTACTAATCATGCGTCCATAGTTGTGGACGGCACGTTTGTCAGACATCTCTTTATCCTTACGCCTTCCAGCTTCAAGGACACTGTGATTATCCCCTCTGGCATAATCAAACAATTCTTGAACTCTTGGACGTTGACGCAACTTGTGATGGTTAATGAAATTCTTGAGCAATGCCCAGTTATCTTTCTTTAAGTCATCAACACTTTTAGCACGGTATTTTGTGCGCGATTCTCGATGAAATCGCAGATTCAAAACGTGCGATTGTCCGGTACTGTCGACAAATACTGTCTGTTCCATTCTTCCTC